CAGATGGTGATTGACAACCAGCATCTGTTCTGGGCCGAAGCAGCCGCAGGTGATCCACGCGACTGGGACAGTGTTGGAAAGAAAATCGGCCGTGGCAAAACGGCCACTGTCATGCCCTGCCCTGAAATCTTGGAATTCACCAAGTTTGATCTGCGCTGGAGTGACTCGGTCAGCAACACACACTCATGCCCACACAACGGTGTCACAAACTGGGGCGGACGTGACAAAAAAGCACCGCAGGGCTACCCTGGCTGGCATGGTAACATTGAGTGGCTGGTGCGCTGGCCCAAAGAGTTTGATTACATCTATTTGGGCAGTGACTTGTTCTCCAAGGGTAGCTTTAGAACTGGACGTCAACGTGCCCACACAGGCGGAGGTGGCGGTGCCGGCGGACACTTCGACAAGAAGTGGAACACTTGGTGCCAGCGTCCGTATTACGATTTCAGCATCTATGCTGCGGATTGGCCTGGCATGGCTCGCTACTATGAAAAGCGCAAAGTGTGGTCAACACTGAGCGATGGCGCACAGTGGGCATGATATTGGATCTTGATCGCAACTAGCCAACTCCGCGATCATTTTCGCAGGCACTTTGGTGCCTGTTTTTTTGACTTTTGTTTGTGATAAGTATACACTTGTCACAATGAAACAAGCCACTATAGTCATACGCGACGAAGTCAATGTCAAGATTGAAGGATTAGATCTAGATACTCGTCGCGATCTAACAAAAAAATTCAAATATGATGTACCTTACGCAAGATATCTTCCAGCAGTGAGACTGGGACGATGGGACGGTAAAGTAGCCTTTTTCCAAATGGGCGGCAGCACCTACACCAACTTGCTGCCTGAAATCCTGCCAGTGTTAGAACAACAAGGTTATGACATAGATCTCGACGACCAACGCACATACTCAACAACTTTTGGTTTTATAAATGTGGCTGAAGATCACTGGGCTGATCGATCCTGGCCCACTGGACATCCTGCTGCTGGTGAACCTGTGATGTTGCGTGACTATCAGGTAGAGATTGTCAACAACTTTTTGTCCAATCCGCAGTGTATTCAAGAAGTGGCCACTGGTGCTGGCAAGACCATTATGACTGCCACTCTTAGCGCCGCAGTAGAACCTTATGGCAGATCAATTGTGATTGTGCCCAACAAGAGTCTTGTGACACAGACAGAAAAAGACTATCGCAATGTAGGGCTTGATGTGGGCGTTTACTTTGGTGACCGCAAAGAACACGGACATCAGCACACCATCTGCACCTGGCAAAGTCTAAATGTTCTGTTGAAGAACACCAAAGCAGGCGTAGGCGAAGCCACCATACAGGACTTCATTGAAGATGTGGTCTGTGTGATTGTGGACGAGGTGCACATGGCCAAGGCTGATGCACTGAAAACCTTGCTCACAGGTGTCATGGCCAGAGTGCCAATTCGCTGGGGTTTGACCGGCACCATACCCAAAGAAAAATTTGAAAGCCAGTCCTTGCTGGTTAGTTTGGGTCCTGTGATTGGCAAGTTGAGTGCCAACGAACTGCAACAGCAAGGAGTGTTAGCTCAGTGCCATGTGAACATTGTGCAACTACAGGATCATGTTGAATACGCCAACTATCAGAGTGAGCTTAAATATCTGCTGGAAGAGTCAGGGCGTCTAGATGCCATGGCCGAGCTCATAGAGCATGTGAATCAAACTGGCAATACCTTGGTGCTGGTGGATCGTGTGGCAGCAGGCACAGCACTGGTGTCACGACTAGGCGACCGTGCTGTGTTTGTATCCGGCGCAACCAAGGCCAAAGATAGACAGGACGAATATGATGAGGTGGCAGAGGCAACAGATAAAATCATTGTGGCCACATATGGCGTGGCCGCAGTGGGTATCAACATCCCCCGTATTTTCAATCTTGTGCTTGTTGAACCCGGCAAGAGTTTTGTGCGAGTCATACAAAGCATTGGGCGGGGAATCCGCAAAGCCGAAGACAAAGACCACGTGCAAATCTGGGACATAACCAGTACCTGCAAATTTGCTCGAAGGCATTTGACCAAACGCAAGGCCTACTATCGTGAGGCCAACTATCCTTTTAGTCAGGAAAAATTAGAATGGATGATTCAAAAATAAAAATTGCTGTGTGTGGCGATAGTTTCTGTGCAGCCAGCAATGTCGATCTGGCCAAAACTGGTACAGGTCCTCGAGCTCACTTCAGTCACATACTGGAAGATCAGTATGGATACGAAGTGTTACATTTGGCGCACGGTGGTTTCAGCAACACTGGTATCATGTTTCAAATTCAACATGCAGTGCAATCCAACGTTGATGCAGTGGTCTACAACAAAACTTGGGCCAATAGAGTTGAAATCGTGCTCAGAGATAATCGTTTTCGTCCTGAAGCAGGCCTTAAAAATTTTGTTTACTTTGACTTAGGCATGCCATCAACTGGACAACCTTTTGTTGGTGACAAAAACTCGCCAATTTTTTCCACGGTCTGGCAAGGCCTGGAAGAAAATACCCTGTTGAAACACAGAGAAGAACAGTTGTTGGCCGTGAATTTATATCTCAAACATCTGTTCGATTACAATTTACAAAACACTATCGACACATGGTTATTTGAATACTGGTATCGGATCATGTTAGATAACCAAATATTGCCGCTGTGTTTTAACGATGCAGATGTAGGCAAAGTGGCTTATGACTTTTCAGGAAAAGATCGCAACTATGACACACCGTTTCACACTGATCGAGCCACTCAAGAAACTGTGGCCGCCAACATACATGTCAAAATTCAAAAACATCTTGACAGTTTGAAATAAACCATCTATACTTGCACTATGAGAATATTGACATTAGACAACACTCACTATGATCTAGATCATTTGCCCGAAGAAATCGACGATTTACGATTTGCCATACTAGACAACAGCAATCCAGCAGATCCAGATTATCATTTTATTCCTTTGATTTTTTTAGAAAGCTTTAACGCACCTGCCCTGGTACTGCGAATAGGCACCACTACCATAAAAATGCCCATGGATTGGCAAGTGCTGATTGGCGAACCCGACGTTGGTGACTTAGAAGTGTTGCCCTTGACATCCATCAATGATCGTGGATTTCGAGTTTTTCAATTCAATCCATTGACCAGTTATCGCCCCAGCTTTCCTGACATTGAAATTTTAGATGTGTATCATGAAGTGTCGTGGTATGCGCCCAAGCTGAAAAATGGACAGATGCTGGCTGTGCCCATCAACAATGATCCAGAACCAGACTGTGTGTATTTTGTCAAAGATGTCAGCCGCAACTGTGAGATTGTCAACTACAATAAAGCCTGGTAATGTATACTGAACCACAAGTTTTTGAAATGATCAATCGACTGGTGCGTATCTATCTAGAAAGCTATCCCGATGATCAGGATGGACTAGAAAGATTTTTGCGTTGGGCCCACAGTCAGTATGGATATAGCTATGGGCAGTCTTAAACCAGGTGCCACATACATTTACGAACGTGCCAATGGTCGTATCTATGCCAGAGAGTTTGGATCCACCCAGAGACAAATTGTGGGTTATGACAGTCAAGTGCAAGAGACCAGAGAGCGCAGATACTACATGAACCATATCAACCATGTGCTGTTGATGTGCGAATCAGATCCGGCCATGCGCGAGTTGCTGGAACAACTGTTTGTGCTGTATAATCTAAAGAAAACTCATGAGTGATCAACTGAACATTGGGAACGAAATGCGTATGTTTGATCGCAAGGTCAGAACATTCTACGACGATCTTACCGAAGAAGAACGCAAAAAATTCAGCCCCTATCTCATGATAAGGTGGGGTTCGTCGGTGGAAGGCAGTAGGGACTTGCAAGAGTTTTATGTGATTGCCACCAACCAGCTATTGAACAAACACTTCTTTGATATCAACACTGCTCGACACAAAAAACTACAGTGGTTGCTGGCAACCACTGTGAGTCCGGATATGGGCACTCACCGCCATACTTGGATCGCCACAAAGAAAAAAGAAAATGCATCAGGTGAAAAACGCAAAGCACTGCAACAACTGTTCCCTCATTACAAAGATGATGAAATTGAAGTCATGATGAACATTGTGACTCAAAAAGAAATCAATGAGTATAGAAAAAATCTTGGCGAAGATGTCAAATGAACCATCAGTGTCAGTACTGCAAAAAAACATTCGTCAAAGAAACGTCAATTGCAGTTCACATGTGCGAGCCCAAACGTCGACGGCAAGAGCGCAGTGAACGCGGTGTAGAACTGGGATTTAGGGCTTACATTAGATTCTATGAGATTACTCAAGGGTCGGCTCGACTCAAAACATTTGACGACTTTGCTGACTCTGCATACTATCGTGCATTTGTGAAATTTGGAAGATACTGTGTGGATACCAGGGTGATCAATCCACAACAGTTTCTTGAATGGTTGTTGAAACACAACAAAAAAATTGATCATTGGGCGTCAGATCAAATCTACACTGAATATCTGCTGACCTACTTGCCATTGGAAAATGTAGCTGACGCCTTGGCACGTGGCGTAGAATTCAGCATGGACTGGGCGGAAAAACACAGTGCTCAATCACATCATTGTTTGAGATATGGTAGTGTTCCTGCACTGTGCTATGCTATCACAGCAGGCCGCATCTCGCCCTGGATCATTTATAACTGTGAATCGGGACAGCAATTTTTAAACTCATTGACATCTGACCAAGTTGCAATGATTTGGTCTTACATAGACAGTGATGTGTGGCAAAAGAAGTTTGCAGACTATCCTGCAGATCAGGCCTACGCACAGGAAATTTTGACCAAGGCAGGTTGGTAACATGATGACCATTGCACTGTTGACGCTGGTGTTTTTGAACATTAAGCATTGGTATATGGATTTTGTAGATCAAGATCCGCAAGAGATTGCTCACAAAGGCCAGTATGGACATTGGTTGGGCATCCGACACAGTGTCAAACATGGTATTGGCACAGCAGTAGCTGTGGCTCTGACCTTGGGCCCAGACATGTGGTTGGTCAGTGTGATGTTGGGCATGTTTGAAAGTGTGATTCACTATCACATTGACTGGGCCAAAATGAACTGGGGACAGCGTGATACCCGCCACCCCAGTTTCTGGGCTCATCTTGGATTGGACCAGATGGCACACCATTTGACTTACGTGGGCATCGTTGCTATAATTGTGCTATGATCAAATCTATTTTGCAATCAGGAAGGTATCTCACAGTGACTGGCAACGGTACCTATCCTTACATCAGCAATAACGGCAACAGTCTGGGCACAGGCAATATGCGATTCA